GAGCTAGGTAGGAAATCATTGCCAAGGATGGACATCGCAAAGCAATAATCAAGAAGAAAAGAACGCTTTTCAGCATCTGAATAGGAAGAGGTAAGCCATTGGGAGAGAGAATCAATGGAGAACCATTCAAACTGTGTCGTACCATTTTCATCGTACGCAATAGAGCCAGCAACCATTTCTTCACGAAAGAGCCATACACGTTGAATAGTGGGGCATAGAGTATGGCCCAGAATGGATAGAACAACAAGGTCTGCATCTAATCCATAAACAGCCATGTTGCCATGATATTCGCCTGTTCGCCATTGTTCCATAATTTTATGTTCACCTTCACCAGGCTCATCACTTGAACTAAATCGGCAATGTTCTTCTTGGACCATTCGTTCAAGACGAGAACGGAGCTTTTTCATAAAAGCGGTTCCTGGTGTAATTGCATTGGTATCCCATTTTTCCTTTTGTACAGAGTCTGCGGAATGTTGAGTGAGCCATACTGATTTAAAGCGACGAAGTCGCTGTTGTCGCATTTTAGCCATGGGAACAACACCATCAATGGCAATGTATACACCAGTAGCAGGTTGAACTTGACGAATTACATGGAGAGCATAATGTACAATTCTCTCCATGAAGTCTTTTTCCCAAGCATCTTGTTCCATCGCCCCTGGGTAAACAGGCATATCTTTTTGATAAAGGCAATGATAAATAAGACAATTAAAATCCATAAAGAGCCAGTCAATTGTTTCATCTGGATGCCGTTGTAGAACAAGCCCCTGGACAGTATCAATTAGTTTTTTATAATAAGATGGAATACCCATTCTCTTTTATTATACGATGAGTCTATGCTTTATATTTGATGAGAATAGAGATGTCTGGGGCAACAACCATAGAAAAAACAGAAGAATCAAGTTTTATGAAAATAGTAAATACGGTATTATTACCCGTTGCAGAACTGTATTCATTAATGCCTGATTCTATTCTATTTGGTTCGTTATTATTGTATGTCATGACACAAAATATGTCCTATGGTATATTTGCTCTTTTCATTTTTGAAACAGTTCTATCGCATCGGTTTATATCATGGATTATGACACAGACATTTGGCCCGGCAGAGAACGCTAAGGATATCAATATCAAATGTCGCGCAGGATTTAAAACGCCACAAATGGATGTACGACGCATTTTTATGCATGATCAGTATCCATCCTATTCTATCTTTTCAATTACTGCAATTGGAACGTATTTAGGGCTGTCAACAAATGAGTTTTCAAATACATTTGAAGCAATGGGTGCAGAATGGGCAGGGCGAGGTATGTCTGCCTATTTATTTATTGCCCTTGTGATTTGCGCATTTATCGCAGTTCGCACTTTTAAATGCGATGAAGCGATAAGCGAAATGTTGATTGCTTGTCTATTTGCTATTATTGTTGGTGTCATTTTCTTTTCACTTCACAAAATGGTATTTGGTATCGAATCGATTAATTTTCTGGGATTACCTTATTTGGTAGATAAAGCATCACAGGGAGCTCCTATTTATGTATGTTCAGCAGATACATCAAATTAATACAAATTAAATATCATGTATACCTATAAATTAAATAAATAATAAATAGGTAAACATGCAGGATACATTAAAAGGAATTATATCGGACCTTCATGTCTTTCTATACGGAGGATTTAGAAGTCTACCCCTTGTTATGGGTGGAACAATGTTAATTCTTGGATTATTTACTGCAAATTATGCGATTATCTTTCTCTTACTTGGATTTCTTGTATTATCACCGATAGCGGCTGCCATTATTAATTTTATCATTCCAGTCATTTGTAATTTAATTTATTATGCTTTTAAATATATCGTATCATCGAAAGAAGAATTTAAAAAGATGGATGAGGAGATGAAATGGACGGAACTGACGGATTATAATAAAAAATCAACAGATATATGTAAATTGAGCATTCCTTTTTTGTCAGATACAACACCCGCCAGTAAAGAAATGGAAACTATTATTTCATCTCCATGGATGGCAATGATGTCATTTTTTATCGGATATGTGATTCATAATGCGATACGACTATATACAGTGGATGCATCTTCTGACATGAACGTAGTTACCAACTCAACCCCTGCTGATATCTATGTGAAAGTAAAGAATCGTAGGTCACAAGCAATGTCTGCTCTTGTTTCTACAGTAGTGATTGGCCTTATTATATTAGCTCTTCGAGCATATGGCGGTTGTGAAGGGTTTATTGGATTTATTCTAACATCGGTTGTATTTGGCGCAGGAGGATATTATTGGTACATGCTTCTAAGTGGGTTAGGACAAGACCGTTTATCTGATATTTTTGGTATTGCAAATCGTATTCTCCCACCAAGTGCCATTCAGAATGGACCCATTGCATGTGTTCCCATCCCTTCCTCTTAAAATAAATCGTAATATCGTTTCATTTCCTCGAGTACACGTATTGTACGTTGAATATCGATACGCGTTGTCCATTGTAGGCGAATTCCAGCTACCATTTGACTACGAATAATATTGAGATGGGAGCTGAAACAAAATGGTTGTTTGTATTGTTCTTCTACTTTATCGATTGTATACTCTTCATGTTTTTTATTCGCGACATTAACCTGCTGATGAAGCTGAAAGAGCCAGATACGAACCGATTCTTTACTGAAGTGGACGATAGGTGTTTTCGCATAATATTCATTATAATGTTTTTTACACTGCGGACACGGAAGAGAATAACGTAAACTATGTAGAAGACCGTGCCACATACGCCACTCTTCGTTAGGTAGACGACTTTTAGAAGAACCAATACGTTCAGCAGTAGAATGTAAAATCATCCATAATTCAGGACCCCATATGTGATTTTGAGGAATGTCCATCTTATTATTATGTATATTATTACATAATTTAAGTACCTAACCAGAATGTTGTTTTATGATAAAAACAATTTGTATTTTTTCAATATCTTTATATTTTTCGATAGGAACCGCTAAATCAAAATCAATGGGTCTAGACATACCATTTGTTCCTGATCTATCATATCCCCATCTATCTGTCTGCAATATTTCCCTGACAGGAAGTAATAGAATTTTATCCAATAATCCATTCTTTTGAAGAGTAGTTAATAGATATTCCTTGTACTCAAGAGAATTTCCATTAAATGGAACGCACCATATAATAGGATAATATACATCATTAAGACTATTATTTTCATCTTCAATAAACCCATCATGCAGCATATCTTGTATTAGATCAAAATTAGTTTCATTTAATTGTACGATAAGATCTGATAATGAAATCTTAATTCCAACAGATGCTGCAGCGGTTTCACACTTTCCCATGATATGCTATACTATATTGAAATGGTTTATATAGTGAAAAACATATACCCTAATAGAATGGAGACCTCTAGCGAAGCACCTCGTGAAACTCTTCCTGCCCGTCCTAATTCATCATTTTCTAAGAAGCAGGAAACAGTAAAGGTAAAGGAATATCAAAAGAAGATGGGATATGTTCAAGCACAGCCTCATACCCATTTTCGTCTCAAACATGAGTCCGACCGAAAGAAATTACTACAGGTTATTGAAAGTGTGAATGATGTGGTAGGTCCAATTATGGCAAAGTATGATTATGGTCGCACCTATAATGCAGATATTATTATACGAAGAAAGGGAGATTCCGAGAAGACAGAACCCATTGGTAAAATCCATTTACTTCTATTTGATAAACCAAGAAGATATGATATCAACCGTTATTACATTCAATTACATTTCTTTCAATTTATAAATGATACACTATTTGATAAGGTGAAAGAAATAGTGATGAAATTCTTCAATGAGTTGCAGCCGTCGTCTGAATCTTATACAAGTACGCATAAAAATAGTACTCGTAGAACAAATAGAATAAATAGAAATAAATTAAATAAAACAAATAAATCAAATCATTCACCATCTCCGATTCTATCAACACCACCTCTAATGCAACCCCCAACACCCAGTCTACCAAAAATTGACGATTCCGAAACTCGATAAAATAGTATCAAATGTCTATTGAGTACAAAGTTCCACGCATTTTATGGGAGAATTTAGAGTCAGTTCTTCTAGCACAAAGTAGGCGATACATAGGAGAGTTAGCCAAACGACTTGGCATTTCTGAAAAGGAATTACAGAAGCGGGTTCTTCCCTCTTCTGATTCCCTTAAAATTATGATTCAAGATTCTCAAGCAGAATCGAATCAATGTAAATCATACATACAACATGGTACAATGACAACATATTGTAGAAAGCCTGTTGCATATCATTCTGATTATTGTACTGTTCATCGACAGCAACGAATGACTCTTATTCCAGGAGATGAACCTGTTGTCGTTCAAAAAGTAAAAGACCAGCATACAATTGAGCCATTGTGGGTAAAACAAAACATTCTTATTAATTCACAAGGTAATAAAGTTGGCATTCTTTATCCAGAAGAAAGTCGTATGAAACTATTTGTTCTCCCGCAAGAATAATACATCGTACCTAAACATTATTTTTAATGTAATATACTATGTCTGAAGAATTGGAAAACTGGGATGATTTTGACGAAGAACAAGATCCAGCACAGAGTACTCAACCACAGAGTACTCAACCACAGAGTACTCAACCACAGAGTACTCAACCACAGAGTACTCAACCACAGAGTACTCAACCACAGAGTACTCAATCACAAGTTCAACCAAGTGCACTCCATACATTAGCGCCATCAAATCGCATTATTATTCCCTTGACTCAATCCCTCATACATATTCTATTAGGGTCTTCTATACAAAATCAATACCGTTCAAGAGCTTTATCACCAGAACCAGAAACAGAACCATCTCCAAAACGGGCAAGGACAAATTCATCAGAAGTGTATGCTTTTTCGTTGCAGTCTGGTGAGGAATTTTATTTCACAGAGCAAGATGGAAAAAACGTACTTCTTAATGAACGTATCGAGCCCAATCCATGGGTGCGAAAAATTATTTCAGTTATGCCATCAGGCATCAAAGATCGTCTTCGCTATTTAGCAAAATTTCGTTATCATGAAAGAGAGGAAGAAATGGATCATGATGTAGATGATACAAGTATGATACTATATAAAAAGCCAAAACTGTTCTCTAATGTTCCTACACAAGTATGTTCCGCATACATACGAGAAATGAAATTGCGAACTATTTTTCGTGGAGTATTAACACGATGGCGCATTTATCATTTGAATAAAAAAAAGCACGAAGAAATTGACCCAATTACCTTATCACCGCCTATCAAGCCTGTTCAATTATACGACTGGAAATATAAGAAGAAATATATATTTGATGCGAACTCTCTTGCTACATTGATTGAATCTAAATTATTATATCATGAATATGGATTTGCTATGCCACTTTATCCTAAAAATCCTTGGACAAATCTAGAATTTACCTATTATGAAATGATATCGATTTATTACCAGCTACAATCACATGGAGAATTACGTTGGGGTCTTATCACATTAAAACAACATGATTTCAATATAAAACAGTGGCAACTTTATCACAAATCGGCTTTAACAATGAAGGCGATTCGAAATAATATTAATGTATTAGATAATCGTGATGCACAGGATATGTTGGAAGATTTTATTTTTTCAAAAATGGATGAAATACGAATGACGGTTACACCCTATATCATTACTGCATATCGTATTGCTATGCGACAGTGTCCCTATCATTGGTATCTTGAATTATGGAAGAGCCTCACCTTTCAACAGCTTGAAGCCGAACATTTTGGTCAAAATAAATATGTCGCTATTCAAGCCGCATCTAAGGCACTATTAAAAAAACAGGAACTCTTTCTAAAAGAATTGATCCAAAAAGGGCTGATTCAGAAGGAATAAATAATAAATAAAAATTTGAAGAATACTGTAAATAATATTCGATGTAATTATAGCATGGGTAATTGTCTTCCAATCGAATTTAAAAATATACAAAAAAGATGTTTCTGTTGTATATCCAATAAATACATAGAAGAAATCCCGACAAAGGCTGTTCCTAATATATATCACAATTGTACGTATGAAAATACTCCGACTTATAGCTATGAGAATCTACATAAAATGGTAAAGGTGCTTCGTGTTGTGGATGGTGATACAGTAGATATTGCACTTCATTATGAGGAAACTGGAAAAATCTTTCAGCATCGTGTGCGTCTCTATGGAATTGATACACCTGAAAAGCGTCCTGCTCTATCAAATGAAAATAGAGATAAAGAAATAGCAGCTTCTAAACAATCATCTGCAGCATTAACGCAGAAATTGAAAGAAAATGACAACTTAGTTGTCGCACACTTTTATAAACCCGACAAATATGGTCGCCTTCTGTGTACATTCTATGATAAAGAAGGCGATAATATTAATAATTGGATGATTCAATCAGGATTTGCATATGAATATTTTGGTAAGACAAAGAAGAAATTTAATCAGGCAAACATAGTGGATGAGTTTGAGACGATAACGGACCTATAATCACACATATAATCAAACTTCCATAGGTTTTGATGAATAAATAGTATCAGAACGACGCTTCTGCGATAGGATAGTAAAAAGTTCAGTAGGAATTTCATTTGGCAAAATAATTCGTTTATTTTTCTGCCAAAAATGATGAATGACAACAGATGGCTGTTTATATTGTAATATTGTATAATCAAATTGTTCAGAATAGCGAATGGGATATTTCTCCATGCTAATAACAGAAGAAATATGAATAAATGGTGTACGTTGATCTAATCCTGTATTTTTAGTAAATGTAATGAATCCAACCCATTGTTGTGATAATGAAAAACACTCTTCATAATGATTATACTTCATCATTAATGGAATATAGGTGGGAGAGCGTTGCACGAGAGTTCCCAGCATGGTAGGAACTTTTATAAACATATTATATAAATCTATTCATTATACTTTAGATGATAAACATGGTTAAACAAATGGAATTTCAGTAAAGGGATGAATATGCTCTCTAAATAGTTGGTTTACAAAATGGAAAGAGATTTGGTCTTGAATACCACACTCTTGAATGTGCTGATACCATGTGGTATTTAATTTAATCATTTTTTCATGTTTCATATTTCGTATTAAGAATCCACATGCACAATGTCGATTTGTTTCTTCACGTAATCCTTTTTCCACTTGATTTGATATATATTTTCTATATTTATCACTTTCTATTTGATACCTTTCTTGCCCCATACTCATATGAAATTCATTCCATACATTACCATCAATAAACCAATGTTTTCTTAATAATAAAGCGTAGTTTTGCTCTATAAAATATGTATGAATAAATTGTTCCACAAATGATTCACTTACTTTTTCTAATTTACTATCTAAATAGCACAAAAAATCATATTCTTTTAATTCAGCATATTCATGCGGCATCGTTTTTATATGTTTTCCAATCATACAACTTTCTATTAAATCATCATTTGTTGGCTTATCATCATAAATTCCAATCCAATTTGTACATTTTATTAATTCAAGAATAGTCCTGTTATTTGTATAATAATAACATTTATATGTAAGTGATGGTATACATGGAACATTAAACGCTATATTATTATTACTGCCGTAGAAGTAGGTATAAAATGCTAAATTATAGAGACTCATTATAATAATATATACTATTTTCTTATGAGTTAGTAATGATTGGTGTTGCTGTTTTTAAAGATGAGATTCAAGGAGAAGTTGTTTTATCTGATAAAGGGCGCGGCGTTCGTATCGTTGCACTATTTACTGCACTCCCAAAAGGCCTTCATGGATTCCATATTCACAACGCAGGCGACTTACGGGGTAAAGGTTGTATGGGGCTATGTGAACATTATGATATCGGCCGCCATGTACATGGAGCAGGACCAACCTCTAAAAAGGAGAGACATACAGGCGATTTAGGAAATATTTCTATCAAATCAAACAAAAAATGCGTTAGAAAGACATATTATATCAAAGGAACTTCCGTCCGAGACCTAATCGGTCGTTCTATCATTGTTCATGAAGGAGAGGATGATTTGGGTCAAGGTGGATTTGAAGATAGTAAGATAACTGGTCATAGTGGAAAACGAATGGGGTGTGCGATTATTGGAAGAGCATTTCCAAAAGGGACAAGAAAACGAAAGATGTAGTAGAGATGTCTACCATTACCACAACCATTCACTGGTTATCTATTTTGCTACCATTTGCAAATGAACTTGCGATTACATTATCTCATTCAGGGATTCCACTATTTAAAAAATTATATAGAAGTTGCATTGAAGGATTTCTAATTGATGATGCAATTGTTAAACAAAAAATAGAAAAGAAAATATGTACATTACATGATAATTACCATAAGATTTTCTTTGATGTTCTTGCTTATTTTGGAATTATGTTAAACATATGTAAAAATGCAATACAATACGGATATACCATTGGTGTCTTTTCAGGATTGAACTTGGTTGTTTGGTCGATGCTTATTACAAATATGTATTTAGGACCAAGCATTCATTATATAACACATTTCTTTCATATGAAATCACCTTTCATGTATATTCTTGTTGGAATAATTCTTATTACTCTTCTTGTTATTATTACACATTATACTGAAATATGGATTCAGTCTGCAGCTGGGTCAATTGTAATTGATCCTGATGTAGAAAAACATGTTAAAAAGATGGAATAATATATTTATCATATGGTTCTCTATTTTTTAGCATATTTTTTGCGATGAATGGGGGACAAAATAGCTTCTTTAATTACTGTATCTGATACAATGGAACTTAGTTGTCCATTCCAAGGACTTTTTTTATTTTCTAACGTTGTAAGAACGCGGTCTCGAGTATTCCAGGCAAGTCGAGACCATTTTGAGAAAACAGAACGCGAATATTTGTATAATTGAACTGTTTCAGTAGGGCCAAGAAGACCATCCCCATGAGACGTTGCCTTTTCTGATTTGGTCCATTCATCTGGAATATCATCGGGGAAATAGCGGTCATAAAAGGCTTCTAGATCATCGTCTGACAGCCATTGAATGGTTCCCTTGTCTATTGTTCCATATTCGGCAATTGCTTCGTCCCAAAAGGGGCAACCGATAAGCGACCCCTCTATCCAGTTCAATTCTTTCACATTCGTATGAGACCATGGAGAACGGCCTCGTTGGGTTATCCCATACAAACATGCAGTAGGAATGGAATAGATGCGTCTCGCTTTGCGACCCTCTTTTTCGGACCATCGTTCTAAGGCATCTTGTTGTATCGATGGTATGTTAATAGGTAATTCAGTATCACTTTTTTGTTGGTCAACAGATAAACAACAGGATAGTACCGCAACGCATAATATGATTTTATCATATTCTGCTGTGCGATAGCCAAGAAGATGTTCATATTGCTGTAGTGCTTCCCATATAATATCATATGATGTCGAATATTGATGGGTAGCATAAATGGCAAGGATAGACCATACACGTTTTTCTTCCATTTGCTGTCCCATCCACCATGCACTTTGTGCTTTGCCTTGGTATAAAGCTCTAATAAAGTAAAGTTCTTTTTCATCCATTTCTTTCACTGCCCATGAGGGAGTTTTAGGAGTGACACGGTCGGGCTTTTCAGAGGAAAGAACGAGAATATTCCACAAGGAATGGTCCTGTTTATCATAGGGAATCGCACTTAATTGATAGGCGGCCAACAGGATATCATCCGCGGACAATTCTTCAGACCGAAGAGTAGTAAAGGCATGGCGCAACCAGGAGAGGCAGAAAGGGCCTTTGTTCCATAGCCATGCTTCAAATAATGTTGAAATCGTTTCACCAATATAACCACTGATAATGAGTTCTTGACACCAGAAGAGGGTTTCTATTGTATCATTGCGCTTACTACAATAGGTGAGTGCTGCATAGAGCTCATCTACTGTATAGAAATGTCTGGAAAGCGGCATAATAACGATGATTGATAGATAGTAAAAAGATCTATCAAATTTAGTAAACAGAGTAAAAAGAGTGAAAAGAGAATATATCGGATAGAAAGAAGGATGGCCGAATATATACAAGAGAAACCTCGTGTTCATCCGATGGATACGGTGGAAGATGCAACTGAAATTTTACCAAATTTGTGGCTTGGAAATGTACGTTCGTCAACCGATGAAGACTTTATTAAGAAAAAGAATATACAAGTCGTTTTTAATTGTACAAAGAATCTACCTTTTTCTTATAGTATTCCTATTAAATATAGAGTTCCTGTAGATGATAATTTAGAGGAAGATGAAATACGAAACATGGAGCTTTGGTCTACTGAAATTTCATTTAAAATGATGGCTGAATATCGTTCTGGGAAGGCAATATTAGTTCATTGTATGGCAGGAATGCAACGGAGTGCTGCTTCTATGGCAATGATGCTGATTGCACATCTTGGTGTATCTGCGCAGGTTGCCATGAAAATGATTAAGGATAGGCGCACGATTGCATTTCATCCAGGACCAAATTTTGGACGTTCTATTATGTATTTTCAAAAGCGGTTTCATGGAGAAATTGTTCCCCGCATGAAAGAATTACAATCTTCTAAATCAGAATAAATCTATTAGATAGATAGAATGATAAATGGGCCCATTTTATCGGTATTATATAGTGAATTAGTCTTATCATTATATCCAATATTAATTAAAGTAGTCGATACGAATTTATATACACAACTTGTTGCACGGTTTCTTGTTTTTCCTCTTCTTGCAATCATAGGTGGAACGTGGTATAACCATACACTATGGGGTAATATGTCAGATACACTCGTTAATATCATGATGAATATCGTAAATGTAGGTCATATTGCTGTCAGTTATCTTGCTTTTAAAATGTTGCCTACTGGAATAGCGATTTCACTGTTTTATTTATTTCCTTTTTTTAATGTCATTGCTGGATCGCTTCTTTTTGGAGAGTCCATTTCTTTCTTATCGATTTCTTTGATAGCATGTGCATGTATTGGGGTATATCTGATTGCGAATGATAAAGAAGGCAAAGAAGGCAAAGGAGGAAAAGAAGGGAAAGAAGGCAAAGAAAGCAATGAAAATAAAGAAATCAAAGAAAGCAAAACCACCTATTCAACTGGTGTCATCATGGGTATTTTAGCAGCATTAACTGAAACTATGATTTTTATTTTTATTCGTTCTAATACAAAAGCACAGGTTTCCCCTTTTTATACAGTGACACACCTCTATCCATTTGGTCTTGCTGCATTATTATTATATGGTATCTTTCATACAAATCTCATTGATATATCCTCTATACGATGGGCTCAATTGATTGGATTTAATGCACTACTCGGATTTACTGGATATATTTCACGATTTTATGCAATTTCTAATATTCCAACGATTGTCTTCTCTCTTCTCTCTTTTATTGGCGTTGTTGCTGGTTATCTATGGGGTATCATTTTTACAGACGATAAGCCTACCATAACAGCGATGATAGGCAGTGGTATCATTGCGGGATCGATTGCAATTCTACCTTATTTTGAATAAATCATGCGATTTAAATAAAATATTGATTTACATTATATAATGTATCCGATATCAAATACATTAAATTATCATGAACCAGAAACAAGTTGGTTATGTTGTACAACTTATAAAGATAGAAGTTATTTTAAAAATGTAATGGAACATATTGATTTATCAATAGCACAAAAGCAAATCATATATTCGAGATATCTTCATATTTTGGAAAATTTTCAAAAGAGAACAAGAAATCATTCCATTATTTATTTTATTGGACATTTTATTGTCACGGTTGGCTCACTATTTGTTCCAGCGTTGTTATCGATTCAGAACTCTGGTAGTAATTATACATTTAATATCACAAATTTTACAGTACAAATATATTGGGCAACATTTATTATTTCACTGATGGTAACTGTGTGTAATGGTATTCTTGCCCTGTTTAAAATAGATAAAAAATACTATTTTTTAAATACAACATTGGAACGATTAAGAAGTGAAGGGTGGCAGTATTTTGGGTTAACAGGGCGTTATTCAGGGCATTTAATTGGAAATCAGATTCCTACTCATCAAAATCAATTTGTCTTTTTTATACATTATATTGAAAAAATCAAAATGAAGCAAGTAGAAGAAGAATATTACAAATCAGATGAGAAAACAGCACAAGTCCCACCAGGAAATCATATATCTACACAAGGTAGTCCACTTGAACTCTATGCTCGCTCTCCCGAACGTCCTATTTCATCAATGGGTCAAATACCAGAACCAGTAACAAATGCTGTAAATTCTATTATTAAATCGCAGAAAACAATGGAGCATCTTTTTGTAAATGAAATGGATAGAAATGAAACGGAAAAAAGAAATGAAATAGGAAATGAAATCATAGATACAATCTCATCTCCGAAACCATCACGATATATATCAACAGATGGACTTTTATATCCGCATAATGTTGATTCATTAGGAAAAGACAAGCAAGAACAAGGCAATCAAGTGATAGAATCAACTGAAACGCCTGTATTATCTACCAATGTACTATATAAATCGACAGATTTCTCAGTATAGTCTAATCATATAAATTCATTCATCCTCCCCAAAAAATATGAAGGTAGAATAGAATGAGTAGAACTAGAAAGAAATCGGACGCACGATGTCAGTGCGTCCCTGGGTGTTCCCGTTTCCCACTTCAAGGTTCACCTTTTTGTAAGAGACATTCTGTATCATGTCCAAGAAAAGCACCGCTATCGGGTTCAGAACCCGACTATCATCCAAGTAAATATAATAAATATAAAGGTCGTAAAAATTCACAGAATTGCTTTGCGTATGCATTTCATCAAACGGCCCTTCCTAAAGGCTGTACAAAAAACTCGTGTAATGCTCCCTTTCATCAACCAGGAATGAAAAGTGGCTATCCTAAATGGTCTGAAGTAGATGGTAAACGATGCCCTGATTTATTGGGACGATTAATGGGAGATGTTCCTTCTATAAGAATGTCTGCATTTACAAAACGGTGCCCAAAAGGAATGACAAAAGCAGCCGTTGTAACAGATGCTGATGAGGATTATCATTTTTATCGTCAAGACTCTAATGAATATTGGTCTCATAAACCAGGTAGCACCGATGTAACAAATAAAGATGCAACAGGGCGTTTTATATATGATCCTCAATTGGCAACAAGAAAATATCCAGCGTCCACATTAAATTATGATAATTTCTGTGGATATTTCTGTATTCCTGGCAAAAAGAAGATTAGATTACAAAGAGCGGGCAAGCGAACAAAAAAGAGATCAAATCGTAAATAAATCATATGACAAATTTATTATATAATCTATTATGATAGTATATTATATAACAATACATAGGAGAATATCCCGTATTCGTTAATCAAGGCGTTTTGTAACGGGTGGGTATTCAGAAAGATCTTCAGCGAGTGTCAAAATAATAGTAGAACCTGTATTTTTGAACCAAGCAGGAATGAATCCATGAATTAATAGAGAGAGAGATGCTCGGGCCGAATGAAAAGACAATGAAATAGCGTGTTGTAAATGAGTGCAATAGGACATTTTTTTCTCTGCAAGATGTTCCTTGGATTCAGAACAAATACGATTGTATGTCGCAGACATGATATATTATAAATAAATAAAATATTATTGAATGTGTCCTGACCCTTTCTTTTCCATCCATGCTTTTCCATAGGTGCGTATGATAAAATGATTTGGATTCAAATAATATAGTGCCTGGATACAATCCACACGATGAATCGGAGATACTGCGCACATACGTCGAAGCAATGGAAATAATTTAGAACTATGTTTCTTAAGAACTGGTGCAAAAGAAGGCCATAACGAATAATTTGAAATAAATTGAACGATAAGAACACCAATCGCCCAACTATCAATCGTTGCCCAATAATGAGACATCCATTCTACACTATTACCTTTCTGTATGGGCGAACTCACTCCAACCAATTGTTCAAGACTTTCTATCATTTCCCCAGTAGATACGCCAAGAACAGAACTTATTTTTTTAATAATAGATTTCTTATAGACAAGTGATTGAATCACATTTTCTCCAATGTATCCAAGAGCAATCGCATTAACAAGCGTTGAATCGGGTGGTTCTTGCGTAGTATTAATATTATAGGTATGTACTAAATCGGAGGATGTGATTTTACTATTTTTTAAGACAGCTAAATTAAAATCAATAATGCGTGGAACATTTTCATCATCAATAATAATATTTCCTTGATGAAGATCTCGATGAACAATACCAAATAGGGTAAGAAGAGCACCAGCCTCTATCAAATGACTAACAAATGCCATGAAATCAAATGTATTATTATCAAATCGATAGGTATGCCATGGTGTTCCACGATGGGTCATCGATAATAGACGAAAGGTAGAAATAGATTTATTTGAAAGCACGGCACATTTTGCCATGTCCTTATCGGCTTGTTTCACATCAGGCTCACAAATCGATTCCGCAACAGCGAAATAATTTTTCCAGAGAGGCAATTTGCGGATGATGTTTGCAATGTTCATTTCTATTTCAGCATCCTCTCTATTAATAATTTTACTGAGAAGTGGTTTAGTATCAGTACTTGGACGTGGTTGTTCTGCTTTCTTTTTACACAGTAAGGATGGTGTAAAAATACAACCATACATTCCTTCGTCCATTAAACGACCACCAGATGACATGGTTCCTAGCACATCGGTAGATTCTTTTTATATCATATCCTATCACATCATATATGCGGATTCAAGAACTCATATTTTAAATAAAGATACAATAGTATGTATCAGATATATCTATGGATTGGATTAATCATTCTGATAGCCATCTCTATCATGGAGTTATGGAGTCCCAAATGGATGAATGAAGGATTTACAAATCTTATATCCGTCGGAGATAGTCCATTCTTTGCAAATTGGATGCCTCGTAGAGGAGATGTAGGTCTTAATCCTACGGAAGAACCCGAGGGATTAATTCGTGATATCCGATATGTGGCACAGTATGCCGATGTACAGCGAATTGGTGTAGAACACGATTTTTGCAGAATGGTACAAAAAAAAGATGATCCAGAGGATATGTTTTTTGCTTGTGCATTAGGTGGTACGGATGGGTTATCTACTATTAAATATCGTACACCATCTGTTAAAAATGGATTTGAAATATCAAGAGATGATTACATGAATGATGTATTACAGGAAGGAAAGCAAGGCTACTGTCGCATTCTTAAAGTCGGAAATGGACGATTTGAAGCCAAATGTAATCTTGCGGGTGCTCATTCTTTTAAAGATACCATGATTGTGGATTCCCATCCGCCCGAAGAAATTAAGATACTACTCTCCTTTTATGAAGGAATTGTCTTTTGGCTACGATTGCGAGATGATATGTTAGATTATGCTAAAAATATCATTGTTATGAAAGCGGGTGATATCAGTATTCAAGAAGCTCCCCCCAATCCACCCGTTACGGACGGGTTATCATTTGATGGTAAAGATCAATTTCTTCGTATTGGCGATGCGAAAAATCTCAGTTTTGGCAGGGTTGTTCAGCTTAAATATCTTCGTGCTACTTCTTTCTGGGTCTATTTTGAAGAATTTACAAATAATGCAAAGATCTTTGATTTTGGAAATGGAGCAGGAAAAGATAATGTATTTTGTGGTATTATGGGTCGCGGCAATGCGGGAGTACAGGCAAAAGAATTATCCGAATCATGTTTGGATCAGGCCATTACAACTGTTCCAAGTGCACCATCAGGACAACAATGTACAGAGGAAATATCACCGATGGTTGCGATGGTGACAAGTTCTGCGAACGTGAATCGATGGAATTGTCCTGCGCCTGAATTATTTGGCGCCATTGTAAAACCATTATTATCTCCAGCAGAACCAGCAGGAGATGCAATAACTGCGGATCTTCTTTATGAAATTTGGGATAACAAACAGCGTAAATTACACCTTCAGGTGAAAAATGTAATCCCTTTACGAAAATGGGTTCATATTGCAATCACCACTACAAATAATGATGCATTTAAACCAGGTCTCAAAATTTATCGAAATGGAGAATTGGTTCTGACAGAAGCAGCCGCATGGCTGCCACAAACAAATGAAACAACTAATAATTATATTGGAAAATCAAATTGGTCTACTGCTACAAGTCCCTATCAAAATGCGGACGAGCTTTTTAAGGGAAAAATGTTTGATATTCGCGGATATGATATCATGATGTCAGAAAAGAAAATAAAAGATACTGTTCAATGGGGTAGGGACCGATTAGGTCTGACTGGTGCAAAGACCGATTAGGTCAGCAACCGATTAGGTCAGCAACCGATTAGGTCAGCAACCGATTAGGTCAGTAACTATGCATACAAATAATATGAATTCTTCTTATACCACTTTTGAAATTGTTCCATCACCTGTCCCTGAACATCCTTCACATTTCCTTTGGACAAGAGAATAACCCATGAATGAAATCCCGCCACATGCGCAAGATGGGTACAGCTACCATCCAATTGTAATTCTTGCTGAAATTCAATCAGGCAACATTTGGAAGGTAGAGTCCATATCTTTGCCCACTTATTCTGTGTTTTTTGACCACTTATCACAATACACAGTGTTGCACCAATCAATCCATCATATGATGCATAATCTTCTGATGAAATGAGACGAACCGTCCACTCTTCATCCATTTCCAGCAGAAAAGACACCAGCTGTTCATTAATAAATTTGGAAGTAAGTGTCCCATCCACAATGACCGCGCATATTTTTCCATCAGGATTCTCCTTCCAAGAAGGGAGAATGCCGCGCAAACATGCAATATCTTCTGACCCTAATTCAGAAGAAGATGGATCAGGGAGAAATCCAACTACTTCTTTTGCCCAACACGCCGTCTGTTCGTCAAATAGCACCCCTTTTGCAATTTCACGATTCCATTGAAAATAAGAAAGATAAAATCGACACGGTGTAGGAATCCAGAAAGACGCATCAGGATGAAGAGACAAAAGACGAATACATCTCGATAGATAATGAAGAATATAAGTATCAGGGTTCGAGAAAATATCCGTATTCATGAAAGGAATCGCAATCATTTTATCTCGTTTCTGAAGTGGCGTAAAAATCCCAATGTTTGAATTCTTCCAATAATTAAATAAGGGATTATCCATATGATTTCCAGTATAGATATGATACAAATCATAGACAAGTCCATTTGGTGTAACACATGCTTGATTCCATGAATAAATAGGGATGGCAGGTTCAAAATAGTGATTCTCTACCGACGGTTCCCATTTATAACGTCCCTCTTTCTCAAGCATCGTACAATATGTAATTTCATTTGACAAAGAAGAACTTTTTATTTCAAATGAGACAAGTTCATTACAAATGCATGTAGGTTTGCTAGTAGGAACCGCCACTTGTTTTGTATCAATCATATAAGACGGCGCAATATTAATATAGATATCAGAACGAATATAATTCTTTTTATCATAATTTCGAATATTTGTATTGTGAAGATGATATGTCTTAAAGGTTAGCGCAGGATTTGTCAACATAAATCCTTGACGAAGCATTTGACCCGCAAAGGCATTATCACATCCTGCTTGACCTAACATAAATCGAAATGTTTCATCTTTCCATACACGCTGTTTAATAGAATCTGATAATACAATCCATGTATCCTGCGAGTCTGCACGAGGTCCAAATAGTTTTGCATCACCTGTCTCATCCACATCCCATCGAAGAAGTGCGAACATTTTATCTTCCATCTTCATTTTCCACAAATCGACCAATGAATCTTCAAAATAAATATCAGCATTACAAAGAATTGCATATACATTTATAGGAACATCCTTTTTTACATATTTTAGAAAATCAGCATACGTAAGACGCGTCCCAATAATTACTTGTTTAATTTTCTCTGCGCCTTTAATAATATATTTCCCCTTATTTGGCCCATTCTTATGAACTTTCGTCCAATCATTCGACAAATCAGTTTCATTCAATAGTACAATCTGATCAATATGAGGGCACGCACAATTTCGAATCAAACATTCATTAATTTCCTTTTGCCGCTCTTTACTGGAATGATGAAAAAATTGTGTAACCATGCACACTGTATGAGGTCGCTCATTTGATGTAAATGTAATATTAGGTGAACAAATAGCACGACGACTATCAGATACACAACAATCTACCACACGATGATAACGACAAATAAGTGAAAATAGTGCAACAGCGTCCGCTGATGAACCATCCCATTCTTTCTTGATGAAAGGATAGGCGACCAGATCGAGATCCAAATTAAGAATATTGTTAAATTGTTCGGTCCAAAAATCTTCCGATTTTTGTGCAAGAATGGATTGTGGCAACATAATCATTGTCATATCTTTGGAAAGAGAACTCAACTCTTTTATAAATGTATCAATATCAGTGTCAATGGAGGTAACAACAATTCCGACAATATTTGCAAATGATGTCCATGTATAATAATCCGAAAGACTGGATACAATGGCATCCCATTTAGACCATGATACGGTAGTTTCCTGCCTCTGTAGCCATACAAGCGTGCGTTGATCACGAATCGCAGGCGCGTTCAAATTCAATAGTTTAGGAGCACTCATTACAGAAATAAATAACTATCACTTTAGACCCTGGACTATTCTTTAAG